ACCCGTATCTTGACTAAAAAGTTCTTTATCGCTGTATATGTAATATTGTGCTTCAATTTCATGTTTATATTTGAAACAACTTTTTTGATTTCTAGTTAAAAAATCTTCAAATGTAAGGCTATCGGATTTTTCTAAAAAGTATGAATTTTTATACATAGAAATTAACCAACCGTCCAATTTTCTAAAAACTATTATGTTAATCATACGTTCACCGTATATCCCCGTGGTTTTTATAGAATCTTCTGGTATTCGATGTCTATTCAAAATACCAGTTAAATCTCCAACGCACCTCACTTCATTCTCTTCTACGAGCCTTTCTATAAAATGTGTTCCACTATTTCGTTCACCAGTTACGGTAAACAATATCATAACTTAATTTTGTGACATATCTTTAATCAGATCATCAATATCGCGATAGTATCTTTTGAGATCCTTCATAAATCTTTTCGTTTTCATATGTTCTTCATCATTCAGGTAGATCCACGCCAAGTTTGACTTTGAATATTTTGTTCTCTTTTGATTTTCATTTGGTTTGCGAGCCACTAACTTTGTAGTCTTCTTGGGCTTCTTTGTAGACTTAACTTCCACTCGGTTGACAAAACTGAGAGCTTGCATCACGGTGTCTGCGAGATCATCCTTCTTTTTGGACTTAAGAAAGGTGTCCAACCAGTGTGCGTTTACAGGTCCTGAACGAATGAACTCTTCACACCTCTCAATGGAAACCTTCTTACGCTTCAAGTACTGTGACTTCCCTGGTCCAGCAACATCTGGAATCTTGTGGCGTGCGTCATAAATTATGGTCTCAGCTTGGGGACATTTAATGATAAAATAGGCGTGGAGGAAATGCATCACAGAAATCATTTTCTTATTACGATCGGGTTGCTTTTCAATGAGGATTGTATCCGCAGTGAGGACCCAAGGTCTTTCATCTAAGTGTTTTCTCAATGAGACATAGATACCATCTTTGTGTTCGGGTGGGACACCGGAGACATCCCATTCCTCCACAAGGTTATTTGTTTCATTGAGTAAGCACATGGCTAAATTCCGAATACCAACATCAATACTCAGAATCATTAATTTAAAGGATCTTTATATCTTTAACTTAGAATCGGCGCGCACCACCGAGGCGAGAAGCACCCGCGGCACCCAAGTTCTTTGTGGCTGATTGACCAGCTGGGGAGAGGCCGATGACAATCATGACGAGGACAAGAAGACAGCAGCACACAACGGAGGCGATGATGGCATACTTCGCTGGACCGGTGAAACCTTCGAAAAAGGCTGTGATGAACTGAGCTAGGCCTTTGTTTTCAGACTTAAGGTCTGCACCAGCCGCGGCACTCAACTCATTCATCACTTCACTTGAAGCAATAGCACCGGTAAGCGCCTTTGTCACAGCTTCGGCAATCACTTGTGCGTGGACATCCTGACTCCAATTGATATCACCACCTTCACGGCAATCATACCCATCAATGATGAGATCGCCACCTTGAACAACAACGCTTTCGGCGACGGATTCATTTTCATTGACGGTCTTGATTGTATTCTCAACAATGTTTTGAATTTCTAATGTCACTGATTGATTGACATTTTGTTTATCACCAAATTGCATGTTACCCATTTCTGTAGCCTTTTCAATTTGAGCTTGAACCCCAGCTTGCATTTCATTTGTGATGGCGTTTTTAATTTCAGTTTCATTTTCAGCTAGTAATTCCGAAGATGATGTCACCGTGGATTCAACTTTTTGACTAAAGTTTGATGAGCATCCTCTCACATTTCTCATCACCACACGCAAGTTTTGAACAACCGCACCTGAGGCGACCGCCGACGCCTTGTTTTCTGTGATTGACTCAAAAATACTTTTGTTGATGGCAGACATGTTGAAATTTTGATTGATCGTTTGGGAACCACCTCCTCCCATGATGTTATATTAATGTGGGCTGAGAAAAAAAATGTCTCAGTATTGTAAATGAAACTCAACATCAGGAAAATGTCACTTAACCAGGTGGTCCTTGTGTTGGCTATTCTTGTTGTCGTGGGTTGGAACATTACACGAATGCGACGAGAGAAGCTTGAGGACAAGAAGTCAGAAGCCATTCTTTACATTGAAAACTCTGAAGAACCAAATCCATTCATTGTCTATGGTATGGTGAAGAAGCAAACCGATGACGAGGAGAAGCAGAAGAAGGCTCTCACCTTGGCGAACGAAAAGAAGAAGGCGGAACTCTTGGAATTCTTGAAGACTTTGTAAAAACTTAACTCTCCCTCAGGAACCTATATATTTTCTGACGTAAAGGTAAGAGCCAATATGACTTGTGCGATTTGGGTTAGAGATCACAACAGATGGGATAATGGTGGTGGTCAGATTTCTATCAAAGAAGATTTACCCGATATGCGTTGGGGCGGTCTTCCCAATGATGTAGTAAGTAGCTTTATAGTTAAGGGTCCAGAGGAAAAAAATTGTAAAAACAAAAAGGCTGTTGCATATGCGGGGCATGACTATCAGGGATTTACACATTACCTTACAAGTTATAAAATGGGTACCAAGCGACAAATACAGAACGGTGCACAGAATAATATGGAGAGTCTTAAATTTATTGATGTTCCATCAAGTAAAGACAACCATCTTGTATACGATTTGCCATTGGATATAGAAGAAGATAAGTTACCACTCATGTATGATTCGAGTAAATACTGTTACCATGCTCATTCGTCATCACCTACGATATATGGCGCAAAGTGTTTTTACAAAGACGATGATGACACAAGACTTCGTAAGTTATACAACCAAGTAAAGAATGAAAATTCTACAAATAAATACAAGAAAATGTCAGACACACTAAACGAAAAATTTTGTGAGCTTTCAAATAATATATTTAAAAACCCCGGGGGTGGCAGTTGCCTTGAACAGACTTCCGCAAGAGAATTGGCGAAAGAGTACTGTTCAGTTGGTGATCGGATAGCTAAAGATGCAAGTTGTACTCCAGCTAATCTTGGTAACTTTTACGCGGGTATTGCTGAAACCTATTGCAAAACGACTGTGGGTAAAGTAGACCCGTGGTGTTCTTGTTACAATGTTACGAATAATGTCTGTGACACAGATTCAGCTGCGGTCGGTTGTGATAAGAAGAGACAAACATATGACAAGTTGGTTGAAGCAACGCCAGAAGACTATAAAAATTCGTGGAATGGAATGGCTGCATGCTTTGGTGGTGTGTGTGCCGGTGACAAGTATTTACCTCAGGGGTACAATACCAATTGTAGTAGACCTGTTCAAGTGTGTGTTCAGGATTTTGACATTCAAGGTATAGCTGACTCAACCATTAACGCTACCTGTGACCAAACAGCCAATGTGGGAACTCCACCATCCGTGGGTGACGGACCCTCTGGAATTCCCCTGGGTGGAGGTGGTATTGATATTAACAATAATACAACACGGTTGGCTATTGGTGGTGGTGGTGCACTATTTATGATGTGTTGCTGCCTATTGATTATTATAGTACTAATGTCCTCTGGCGGAGGTGGGTCATCCCGTTTTCGTAGATAAATAACTTAACTCTCTCTCAGGAACTCATATATTTTCTGAGGTAAAGGTAAGAGCACTATGTCATGTGGAGTTCAATCATGTGGGTGTCCTATAGATGACCGAACAAATGTACATCTGGATTGGCCTAATCGTAAAGTATTTAACTATGAGCGCGCAGGTACCAGACCAATCTTATTTATAGGACATCAGGGTAAAAATGCGTGTGAGGTGAAGAGTGGTGATACTATATACACAGGTTGTAATTATATATACCAAAAATACGGAGATGCCATTGCTCAATGCGGACATGCTGTAGCAGTAACTTTTTATACAGATATTCCCGAGTCACGCCCCAATAATATTAAGGCTATTACAGATGCTGATTGTCCGGGTGCCGTTAAAGTATATGCGCGTCCAAATGGTAAAAAGAGTGCGTGTTTTTATAAAGATGATGACGAATCAAAAATTAGAAAGGTTTTTGACCAGAAGGGTGGGAATGCTGAAATGAGTATCCTTTTTAATAGTTTAAAGGAGAATTTTTGCAAACTATCCAAAAATGTATTCAAAAACCCCGGGGGCGGGTCTTGTCTTGAATATGACACTATTAAGTCACTCGCAAAAGAGTATTGTTCAGTTGGTGATCGGATAGCCAAAGATGCGAGTTGTACTCCAGAAAACCTTGGTAACTTCTACGCTGGTATTGCCGAAACATATTGTAAAACTGCCACGGGTAAAGCAGACCCATGGTGTTCGTGCTACAATGTTACGAATGGGGTTTGTGACACGGATTCAGCTGCGGCCGGTTGTGATAAGAAGAGACAGCAATTTGACAAGTTAGTTGAGGCAACCCCCGAAGGATTTAGAAATGTGTGGTCTGGTAAGGCTGCATGCTTTGGGGGTGTGTGTCAAGGTGATAAGTATGTACCCCAAAATGCGAATCAAAACTGTAACGCACCTGTACAAATCTGTGCACAATCATTTGATTTGAGTCAGATTTCTGAATCAACAATTGAAGCGCAATGTGATTTGACGGCTTCCCCCACAACTGCACCATCTGTGGGGGATAGTCCTTCTGGCACCCCAACACCTTCACCTTCTGGCACCCCAACACCTTCACCTTCTGGCACCCCAACACCTTCACCACCCGAGAATGGTATTGATATTAACAATAATACAACACGGTTGGCTATTGGTGGTGGTGCACTATTATTGATGTGTTGCTGCCTACTGATTATTATAGTACTAATGTCCTCTGGTGGAGGAGGAGGCTCATCCCGTTTCCGTAGATAAATAACTTAACTCTCCCTCAGGAACCTATATATTTTCTGAGGTAAAGATAAGAGCACCATGTCGTGTAGCGTTGTGTTACGTAAAGACTGGTCATGGGATGCTGATAGCCCGGAGACCACTATAAGCTCAAGTGCCGACCCAGTCCCATACTTTGAGGATCAGGCGACATCATTTAGAGTTAATGGTTGTGAAAATGTCGCTGTAACTGTATATGAACATCGTGGATATGAGGGTGCATCTGAAGTACTTCGCGGAACAAGTAATACCAATCTAAAAGTGATTCCCGATGATAGACTTTCATCCATAAAATTTGCTACGATTGCAACATCTATACCCGATACACTATCACCAGTTGATCTTGATGATTGCCCCGGTGCAACAAAGAAATATGAAAAGTCTGGGGGTAAAAAATATAGATGCTTTTACAGTAACACCGATGCCAATGAACTGAAGACACTCAAACGCGACGCAGATAACCAAGAACAAAGTTCTGCATGGACAAAACTCATAAAAGAGTTCTGTGGTAAAAATGACCGTATAATTACGGAATCGGCATGCGATAAAGATGAAATTGATGATGATATGTATGTTGAATTAGCAGAAGCATTTTGTAAAAGTGCTGCGGGTCAATCTAATAAATGGTGTGCATGTTACAATCTGAAAAATAAAGTGTGTGACACAAACCCTAATGCAGCTGGTTGTGAATATCACAAGGTTTTGGAGGACAACCGAGGAGCGTTTGGACCCGAGCCAGATATACCAGATCCCAATGATTCTACAAAACAAATAAAAGGATATTCAGATGGTTATAAAATCCTCAAAGATAATGCACATTGTAGAGCTAGATCATGCAACCCAGAATTCCATTATGTTCCAGCAAATGTGAAGTCTGATTGTCAACCATCATATAAATTTTGCGAAAAAGATATAAATATCCAATCTATGTCAAATAATGATATTGTGATTGAATGTAATGGTCCAAATTTTGGAACACTCCCAGATTGGTGGGATGAAGGTGGTGATCCCGATTTCTGGAAAGAAAAGAGATGTCCACCATTTGATAAACCCCCCCTAAACAAACTCCCAATTACATGCTTTCCTAAAAAATTTAAATGGAAAAACAAGAATGTTAGGTACCTCACCTATACCAGTCTTAGCTCCGTATCTTCATGTTGTTTATGTCTCCTTCTCATAATGTCAAGCTTAAAGAGGAGATAAAAAATTACTATATGTCTTGGTGTTGGTGGTGTTGTCACTCATTTGAGGGTGAACCCCTAACTATGCCTTGTCGTTACGACGATCGTAGAAGTAAATTTTACACAGCTGGCAACTACTGTTCATGGAGTTGTATAAAATCCCATGCGATAGATAAATTTGGTGATGTGAAGGGTGGTATTGTATGTGGAAACATCATCATGATGCGACGAAAGATGTACAATCAAATTGGATCTGTCAAGTGTGCCCCAAATAGATTCAAATTGAAAGAGTTTGGTGGAGACATGACGATTGAGGAATTTAGAGAAAACCTCACAAAAGATGTTACTAAACCAGAGCCTGTAGAAACAGCTCCGGTTGTGGAAAATGTTATACCGATTATTTCAAACACAAAAAAGATGGATGAAATAAAGAATGCAACATCGTCTAACAACGCTCTAAAACTAAAGAGGAACAAACCCCTGAAGAGAAATCATAACAATTTAGAGTCAGCACTCGGGCTTATTATCACGCCTAAATCCTAATTGTCTACTTTGTTTATTCGTTGGTATTGACGGTGGTAAATACTTAGTTTTTTTACTATGGACCCAGTTTCTCCCATCATGGGCTTTCCATTTTAGACCAATCTTCTCAATAGCCTTCCTACATAGAACACATGGAAGTGAGTTGCCGTGGCCATAACAGGTCTTGCGTTCAACCACAAGCTCTCCATATCTCCTATGTACCCAACTCTGAAACTGGTGTGGTTTATTCCCTTTCTTGAGACACTCCCTAAACAATGTCTTAATGAGCCTCCTCTCCGCACAGCATATACAATTACTTTGGGTTTTTATGTCCCTTTTTGACATGTAACTTTCAACTATGTAATAACCCATTACAAACAACAATTATTACAGGTCGGACCTGGGTAGACGAATGCACACCGATTGCACTCGTTAAGAATGATGACGTTCTTTTTCTTCGGTACGAGACCCTTTGAAAACCTTTCAAGCTCTTTCACTGTATATAGCCCGTATTGTATGATAACTTCCAATGGTGGAAATTTCATTCTACAATATTAACATCGTAAATCCTTATCTTACTTACCCTTCACATAAAACTTAAAGTTAAATATTGTAGATTACTTAATGAACGCAGTAGGTATTTTTGCTACACCCATCGGTATACGTCAATTTGATCCACAACATCACCAACAACTCAAAGAAAAGTGTTTTAATATCACACACACGGAAACTGGTATAGACAATGATTTTGGGAATGAGGGGTTGATGCATTATCACCATCCAATGAGTGGATTAAATCTCTTGGATTGTGAAGGATTTGATATGTTTCATGATTGGATTAAGAGGTGTTCTCTTGAATACATGAATAAGATTCTTGGTCGTGAGTGCGAGGATGTTATTATAACGGAATGTTGGTTGAATGTGTGCAAACAAGGTAGTTATCAAAGAATGCACAGTCATGGTAATTCTTTTGTTTCTGGCACATACTTTGTTAATTTTGAACAGGGAAAGCACGCTCCACTCGCATTTTTTAATGCGAAAGATTTGGCTCAACAATTCTTAGAAGTCAAAGGCAATGCAGCTAAAAAATTTGCAGTCGTTAAACACGGGGAAGGTACACTTTTATTGTGGGAATCCCATATTTTGCATGGATATGAAGAAAATATGAAGGATAATCGTATGACTATTTCATTTAATGTTATGCCCACTACCGTAATATCAGAGGGTGATTATGGATTCAGGGTTAGCCGAATTTAACGGAAATGAGAAAAAGATTTGTAAACTTAAAGTTAAATATTGTACATTACTCAATGAACACAGTGGGTATTTTTCCAGTACCTATTAGTGGATTTCTGTTTGATACCCATCATCACAAACAACTCAAAGAGAAGTGTTTGTATATCACAGAAACGAAAAGTTATACAGAAAATGGAGGAGGAAATCATAAATTGATACATTATTACGATCCAGTGGATGGATTAAATCTCCTGGATTGTGAAGGATTCGGTGTATTTCGTGATTGGATTAAAGCGTGTTCCCTTGAATATATTAACAAGGTTCTTGGTAATGAGTGTGAAGATGTTATTGTAACGGAATGTTGGTTGAATGTCTGCAAACGCGGGGGTTTACAACCACCACATAATCATTGCAATTCCATCGTCTCTGGTACGTACTTTGTTAACTTCGTACCTGGAAAGCACACCCCACTTTTATTTGTAAATAAACCGAATGAGGTTCACCCATATTTACGAGTGGGAACCGGTTTTAAAAAATTTGCTCACGTTGAACACACAGAAGGCACACTTCTGTTGTGGCAATCGCACATTTCGCATGGGTACGAGGAAAATATGGAGGACAATCGCATGACGATTTCTTTCAATGTTATGCCCACCACGATTAAATCGGATGGTGCTAATTATGGCTTCAAAATTAGTAGAATTTAAGCCTTGATGCAGCAGCTAAAGAGTTTGCCAATAGCCTGCTTAGCCTTGAGCATACCTGCGAAACCATCAACCATGGCTGGGACCATAGACTTAAGGACAATTTCAAACTCACTGTCATGTTCGGC